ATCTTGTACCACCATTATATATGATAATATTACACTTGTCAAGTAAATATGCAAAAAAACTTTATTAAACGCAAAAAATCCCTACCAGCTATTAACCGGTAGGGAGGAGGGATAACTATTTATTTTTGTACATTTTTGCTTTGTAATTCTTTTCCTAATTGTTCTAATATTGTTCCAATCACAGGCTCAAACTCTTCACCTGGTATCTGTTTCTTAACTTCATCAGCAATTCTTGTCCACAATTTGTCATCAATGTCTGTGTCCTCAATAATAGTCTTAATCACCTGTAAAATAATCTCATTCATAAAATTTTCATCTCCTTTTTTAAATATGCTTATTATTAAATTTGTCAACCACATCGGAATTTCATCCCTGTTCAACTCATCACCATATTTGTCCAACATCTCATTAGCCTTTGTAATATTTTCATCAATTGTAGGCTGTTCTGGGGTTAAGTCATCACCTCTACTTATAGACAGCCCATTCATTTTCCCAACTTTTTCACAGCATCACCACCGATAATTACCACCGCCAGCATTTCAAAAGTTTCAACAGGAATAACATTAAATATTAATAATATAGTTATATAAATTAAAAATGTTAATGCTTCCTGTATTTTATTGCTTTCAAAAAATGATAACCAATCATTGAAATGTTTTTTAATCCACATCATGTCCTGTTATCCCAATTTGCAAAATTTTCCCTTACATCAAGATGGATAAAGCTATTATACAATCCAACGCCTGTAAAGCCTATTTGCCTTGCTATACGCTTAATTTCCTCAATTTGGAGCGGTATAGTATGCAATGATATGTCAGCTGCTTTACCATATAGATGTTGACTGTTATCAGCACCTCCTACTTGCTTATTTCTTTCTGGACAACGATAAGCTGAATTAATCACAAGTGGTACGTTCAACCTATCTCGCAACAATTGCAACTTTTCAACTAACTCATCATCAACTCTAACGTGTCTGTGATTAGGATGAGTGCACTCAAATTCACTCAAATTAAAGTTTTTGCTTATTTGGAAATTATTGATTGACACTTAATCACCCTCTTTCATCTTCAATTATTTTTTCCAAGTTATCAATTCTATCATGTGCTTTAGCTGAATTATTTTCTACATTATACATTCTTTCTATTAGTTTGTTGTGCTTATCTTGTTTATCTTCTATATAACTTAACTTAGTCCACACTATCCCGGCGAAAAATGCTAATGTTACTAGATTAACTCCTATTTGTAACCAAAATTCTGTTGAGAAGTCCAAAATTATCACCTTTCCACTACTGTTTTATATTTATGCTGTTCTTACCCACATATAAACTGTGATGTATGGTTGAAGGTTGTTATGGGGAAAATCGCCACCAGCTAGGCTAGTATATGCTGTACTTGTGCTGCCATCTACATTAAGACCACCACCTCCAGCACCTCCCGATACTCTGGTATAATTGTGATTATGCGATGGCATTTCGTCAACTGTTAATTGGTGTGTTTTTTCTCCACCTGTTTCTCCAGCTGTATCAAAATCAGCGTCTGTGCTGTCTTGGCTAACTAATACTCTACCTTCACCAAATCTTTCCCAAGTTCCAAACCCTAATAATGTTGCTGGATTTGTGCCGTTACTTGCGTTTATATATATACTACCAACTGGATACACAGCATTAATTGCATTTTCTTTACCTTTTTCATTTAAATTTACCGCTGAAACAACATCACTCTCTGCCCAAGCTCCTGCCATTATCCGCTCACCTCAAATTCCTGCTTCAAAGTTTGATACATTGCTCGTCTAATCTTAACTTCATCTGGAAAATTAAATTTCCACCTTATTTCAGCATTTTCGAATATAATCTCTGTTTCAGCATCAACTTCCATTAATATCGTTGGAGTTGTGCCAGTTTTTGCGTCAGCGTTATATTCTGTGATATATTGAGCAATTTCTGTTCCATCAATTTTTATACTCTTATTATCTGCTCCATCTTGTATTCTAACAGTTGCCATTTAATCACCTTCCTTTAATAATTGCAAAATGTTTGCATTAGTAATTGCAAAATGTCTGCTCTAATAGTTCCAACTATAATCTGAGCGTGATATTTGCAGTGCTTCGGTTTCCTTTTTAATCAAATCATACGGTTGTTTGTCAATTAACACACCTGTACCTACTTGTTCTGTCGCTCTAAATCCACCTATCCAGCCAAAGTGTGTTATATTTTCATTAGCACTATTTGGACCAAGATAAGTTAGTGTATCAACTCTATCAGCTGTGTTAACATCCTGTTGTGTCCTCTCTTGCCTACCCAGTTCTGTATCGCCATTAAACCAAGCTATATGTGTTACTCTATCGTTAGGCTCAAAATTAGGCGTGTATGTGCCATCTGCCTGCCAAGTACCATCTGCTTTGAGTTGCCTAAATATATTGGGGTTCTCTGCAAAAGTCCAAGTTTTGCTGAAGTCTATAGGGATGATTAATATTTCAGTTTCACCTATTCCTTCGCTGACTACTAATTCAGCACGTTTTGTTAATTCCATGAAAAATTCTTCCCAAGTTTTGTGCTTAGGTCCTTTGACAGCTTCAATGTCATAGAATATTTGACCATTCTCGTCAAAAGTATTGGTGCGTGTTATTAGTAGTTTTTCACCTTGATTAATTCCCATATTAGTGAGATTATTAACTGTGATAAGTTGTCCCGCTTTCAGTCCACTTCTTCTAGTCTGAAATTTAAGTCGCTTGCTGTCAACTCCATATTTTTCAATCCTGCTGTTGCCTATTTCAATTGCAGCTTCTCTACCTTCAACATTCCCAACTGTTATAGCGTCCTCAACTATTCCAGATGTGCCATCAATGTCAGCTTGTTTGCTTATCAGATTAGGGTCATAAGTTTGTGCTACAATCTTAAACTGCCCAATAAATGTACATCTAACTCTATCATTGCTGGTTAATCTACTTTCAGCGTTATCGTGTGTGATAATATCAGACTCTTTCTCCCAATACCATTGGAAACCATCATCAACACCTTTTCTACCAACAGTTTGAGTCTGCCAAGCACCACCATTAATTGATATTTCAATAGTCGGCTCCTCTGCTATTGGAAAACTAACAGGGAAAGCTTTTTTATCACCATCTCCACGCTCAACATCAACCTGCTCCTCTGTGATACCAATTGGGCCTTTGACAAGTTGTTGATTGCGATAGAGTGGATTGCCCGTCTTAGCAGTCGGCAGCCCTCTAATATATTGTGGCTCTAACTGCCAATCCGCAGGCTCGCTATCTCTACTTTTGAAATGCAACACTTTATCAGAGTCTATTTTCCACCAATAGTTCATTTTGTCAGCTACAGATGAAATTAATTGTTCTGTTGGCACAAAGTTAGCTCTAGTTTCAAGTATTTCTGTGCCATCTTCAATGGTATATTTAACATTGTTAACTTTAATTGATAGATTTTTAATCGAAGGTGTTGCAGATAAACTGCTAGAATACAGCTCAATTTTGAAATAGAAATTGTGATTAAGTGGAATGGATGGTATTGATAACATTTTACCACCATTGCTGACTTCTTCCCAGTTTGAACCTTCATATTTAACATACACTTTTATATCTGTGCCAGCTGGTTGATTTTCATCCCGCTTGATAATATTTTCAGTAACTTTTTTCTCTGTTGTAATATAGATAGCAGGAGATATTCTTTCAGCAAAATGGGCATAACCACTTCCATAATTAATTCCAAAAATATAATTCAACAAATTAATACTTTCTGCTACATCATCAAAAGTTGTTGCATCGTCTAATATTCTGCTGTCATCTATAACTTGTGCATCATCATAAGTTGGTACTTTTGAAATTTGTAATGGCAACTAAATCACCCCAATCTACTTTCAACCTCAGCTTTGTAATCTGGGTCTTTAATATCTGCAATTGCTATTTCACCATCATTGATTAATTTAATTAATATTTTAATTCGTTTCTCATCTAGCATTAGATTAATCCCTCACTTTCTAATATCATCTTATATGCGTCATTCATTTCTTTTTTATATTTTAAACCAGCAAGTGGATTGTTTAATCCTTCCGGAAAGTTTCCGTTTTCAACATATTCTTTGACTTCAGCTTGAAAGCCTTGTGGAATATTCAACTCTGATATTTCCTGCAATCTGGCATCCTGTTCAGCAGAAAAAGTTATTTCTTCAAAACTCAAATTAGTCAAGTACTCGTGTTTTGCAACCATGTCTTCCCAGTAAGTGCGAAAATTAGCATAGTGAGTTTCTTCAACACCTTTGTTTTGTAGAGTTACCCGGTAAGTGCAAGGTGTGTATTCTCCATTTTCATATATAATCATTTATACCACCTCCTCTTATTGTTGGATATATTTCATAAAAC